CCCGCCACTACGGGAGCTCGGCGACGGAGCTCCACCTGGACGCCGTGGCGAACATCGTCGGGCGCCTGCAGCCCAGGTCGATACTCGACTACGGCTGCGGCCGCAGCGATCTCGTGGCGCACTTCTGGCTCGACGGGAAGCGGAAGATCGGCCGCTACGACCCGGCGATCCCGGTGTACCGGCACATGCCTGCGGGACAGTTCGACCTGGCGCTGGTGTGCGACGTCATGGAGCATATACCGATGGCAGCGGTCGACCGGGTGCTCGAGGAAGTCCGCAGCAAGAGCCCGGCCGCGGTGTTCAGCATCAGCACGAAGCCGGCGCGCGCCAAACTGCCGGACGGGAGCAATGCGCACTGCACGCTCCTGACCAAGTCGGAGTGGACGCGGTGGATTGCTGACGTGTTCGGCCCGGTGCAGACGCTGCACTCGACGCTTTCGCATGAGATCGTGCTATTCGCGGGAACGAAGGCAGAGGCTATGCAGGCGGAGGCGGCGTGAGGGCAGGCGCGCTTCGTCACTTCGTCACGATCGAGGAGCTCGTGCCGGTGCAGGACGGCTCCACGGGTGAGATCACGGATACGTGGGTGGTCTTCCAGGCGAATTGCCCGGCAGAGGTCCATCCGGCATCGGTGCGGGAGTTCGTGGCGGCAGACGCGGAACAGTCGAAGGCGACCGGCTGGGTGCGAATCAGATACGTGGCCGGGGTTAAGCAGTCCATGCGGATCCTGCACGGCGACCAAGTGTTCAACATCCTTGGCGTGCTGCCTGATCCAATCAGCGGGCGCGAATATCTCTCGCTGCCGGTGAGCGAGGTGCAAAGTGGTTGAGATTAAGACTAATCTGTCTGGCGACATCATCGCAGGACTGGACGCGCTTGAGGCCAATATAAAAGGCGAGGTATTGCTGTCCGGAGTCGCGGCGATGGCGCGAGTTATCTACGACGAAGTGAAGTTGAACACGTCGCCGCCGCGCATGGGACGTAAGACCGGAAACTTGCACGACGCGGTGTATCGCGTCTACGCAAAGGAACGCGGATCAGATGACACGAAGGTATATCGCGTCTCAGTCAACCACAAGAAAGCGCCGCACTGGCATCTCCTAGAGTTCGGCACGTCTCGCGCACCGGCGCATCCTTACATCAGGCCGGCGTTCGACAAGATCCAGCAGGCCATTGAGGCCGGCAACGAGCGGATGCGGGTAGTTATATTCCAGGGCGGAACCGGAGGCGCGACGAGGATCCCGATTGTGGAGATCGGAGGATCAGGTTAGATCGGAGGCCCTTCGCGACATGTCTGGTGGCAGGCACTCTCTCAGCATGATGATGCGGGCGTCTCGGCCGGGCTCCCGATCCCCGCGCAGCCATTCGTTGAGCCGAGAGCTTGTGTAAGAGGCGCGGGCTTGGCCATTGAGCCAGCGCAGCGCATCCGCCCGGGTGTCTCCGTTTTTGAGCCGGATGGCGAGCCATGTTGCCGTGAGGTTACGCAAGCGGGCGCGCCGCCTTGCGGTTGAAGAAGAGTTGTTCTTCGGTGGGATTGTCGTCCTGGTCGATTACGGTCCACCCCTCACCGCAGGAGCGTGATGGGCGGTGCGCCGACAGATGGCGTACTGATGGTGTAGTGCGAATAAAGTTTCGCGGATGGGACAGCCACTCTGGCGCGGGCGCTGGTTGCGTTGTGCGCGGATCATTCGATAACCACATGTACTGTGCACCGCTGGCGTGGGTTGACGGCGCCACGACGATGTATGAAAACGGTCCGGATTTCTGATCGACTCCGTTGGCAAGTGCGGCCGGATATGCGCTACCAGGCTGGGCGCGGAAGACGTAGTGAAGTCCGCCGCCGCCAGTATGAGCGCGGCAAGTGTCAGGCAGTGGGTGAGGTAGACAGGCTAGATCGCCGCCATTGCGCGGGTCGATGTCAACGACAACGAGGCCATTTAGAGTCATGCCGATATTTGCCGAAGGCCAACGAGCCCACCACGAGCGGATCGTCTCCTCGTCCGTCGTGGCGTCGTGTGAGCCGTGCTCGGTCAACGGTATCTTGCCACGTAGCGGCAGGACGCTATATCCCGCGCGGGCGTAGGAGAGGGCTGCATCAAGCATCAAGTTCATATGGCCTATAATCCCCCATAGGTATTATAGAGTCAATAGGGCCAGAAATGACTGTAGAATCCGCTATATATACAGCTCTTAAGGATCTGGTGGGAAACCGCGTGTATCGGGACATCGCGCCGCCTACCGTCACCGACCTGCCGCGGATCACGTTCCAGCAGATAGGCGGGACGGCTGTCAACTTCGTCGATCCGACCGTGCCGTCAAAGAAAAACGGCAGGTTTCAGGTCAACGTCTGGCACAACCGGCGAGACGATGCTATGGCGCTCGCGCGCCAGGTCGAGGACACGCTGCGCGCCTACACCGCGCTGCAGACAACCGTCCTCGCCGCGCCTATCGCGACCTACGAGGAGGAGACCAAGCTATTCGGTTCCTTTCAGGATTTCTCGTTCTGGTTTGAAACGTAGTTGCTGCACCCGCCTTCGGGCGACAACCGGCCGGGTTCTGCCCGGCTTTTTTTGACCCGCTTCGGCGGGTTTTTTATTGGGAAAAGGTGGTTCAAATGAAACAGTTCTTCGTGTCGCTCCTCGCGGTTATCTTGTCCTTCCTGTGGTCCGTTGCGGTAAAGGCTCACGCCATGCTGTTCGATGGCATGGTGCGGCGCGGGCTGATCCTGTGCTCCGTGTACCTGCCGAATGGCTCCACCATCAGCATCGCCACCGGCTACGGTGCCGCCAAGACGATGTCGGCGGTCAGCAACGGCAACTACGCGAACGCCACGCTGGAGGCCTCGCACGGCATCAGCAACGGCGACTTCATGGAAGTGACCTCCGGCTGGTCCCGCCTGAACAAGCGGGTCGTGCGCGCGTCGAGCGTCGGCAGCCCGACCGCGGACATCATCGAGCTGGAGGGAATCAACAGCACCAGCACGACTCGCTACCCGGCCGGCTCCGGCGTGGGCTCGGTGCGGGAAATATCTGGCTGGCAGCAGATCACCCAGATCATGGATCTCGCGGGCGACGGCGGCGAGCAGCAGTTCGTCACGTTCCAGTTCCTCGAGGCCGACGCGCAGCGCCGCCTTCCCACGTTCAAGAGCCCGGTCGGCATTACCATGCAGGTCGCGGACGACGACACCCTGGCGGGCTACCTCCTGCTCAAGGAAGCCAACGACGACCGCGACCCGCGCGCCGTCAAGGTCGTGAAGCCGAACGGTGGGCTCATCCTCTTCAGCGCGTACGTCACGCTGGCGCCGATGCCGAATCTCACGGTCAACCAGGTGGCGACCGTGCAGGCGACGTTCTCTCTGGAGAACGAAGAGCCGACCAAGTACGCGTCGTAGTCCATGGCGAAGCTCAAACTCATCGCCAATCCCACGTTCAAGGCCAAGGTGCCCATCCCCGTCGCCGGCGGCGAGTCCGTCGGCGTGGAGATGACCTTCAAGCACCGCACGAAGTCCGGCCTTGAAGAGTGGCTCAAGGCCCCCCGTGAAGACAAATCCGATACCGACATTTTTCTGGAAATGGTAGAGGCGTGGGACCTGGAGGACCCTTTCAACAGGGAAAACGTGGAGCTCCTGCTGGAGAACTATATGGGGAGCGCAGTCGCCACGCACCGGACCTACATCGACCAGCTCATCCAAGCCAAGTTGGGAAACTGAGGGCCGCTGCGCGGGCGCTATACACGCCGGCACCGACAGCAGCGGCTCTGGACTTGTGGGGGCTCACCGAGGACGAGGCGACGCCACAAGCCGACGTATGGGCGGAAAACCTGTCGGCCGTGAATTGCTTCATCGCGATGTCAACCCAGTGGCGCGTGGGGTTGGCCGGCGCGACCGGCCTCGATTATGGCGCGCTGCCCGCCGTTCTGAGAATGAATGGAACACCGCGCTCCGAGTGGTCTGAAATTTTCGATTCGATTCGAGTTCTTGAGGAAACCGCCTTGCAGACGATGAGGAAGAAGTAATGGCTGAAGCCGTATTGGGCCGCGGCACGATCGAGCTCGTCGCCGACGCGC